AATTGACGGATTGTGTCTTCCATGGACTTGGGCGTAGACGGGGACGCGCCAACGGTGCCCTTTGTGGCGACGTTGACGGATGCCGAACGCTTTGCCTCTGCGGCGCGACGTGCGGCCTCTTGCTTGCGCGTTTCTTCCTCAGCCGCGCGCTGGGCTTGTGTAACCTGCGCGTAAACTTCGGGGTGCAGCTTGATAGCCTGTTCGTAAGCGTCCTGTAGGCTTGTGGCCTGTTCCGCTTTGAGGAGGCGCGACATAATGGGCCGCACGGTTTCAAAGTGGACGTTCTTCGGGTCGCTCTTGAAGGCTTCGATAGTCGAATTCAACTGCGCGGCTTCCGCCTCGTGTTGCATCCGCTGCTGCTGTTGCAAGAAAGTCTCTACCTGCCCAAGCCGCTGATAAAGCGCGGCTTGATTGGGGTCAACGTAGGCTTGTGCCTGTTGCGCCCCGGTTTGCAGTTGGCCGAGATCGATCCCGTACATGCGTGCAACCTCTTGGATTGCCTGCAACGGGTTGGTTCTAAGCGCTTCGTCTGCCGCTGCCAGATTTGCGACGTATTGCGCCGGGTGAATGTTGTTCACCTTCAAACGCGCTTCCACGGGCCGCAATGCTTCCGCGATAGGTGCGAGCGTGCCTAGTTTGCCTTCGTACTCGGTCTTTAGTTTTGCCACGCCTTCGATCTGCTGTTTCTCGCGCAACGCGATGTATTCGCGTAGTGCGGGATCGGCCTTATCGAGTAGTGCGCGCTTGTCTGCCGCCCACGATGTCGGTGCCGACACTGTGGGCTGCGGTTCCGCCGTTTGTGGGGCGGGATTGGTTTCGACGGGTGCGGCCTCTTTTGGCGCAACTGCCGCCTTGGTTTTCTCAATGAACTTGCCATCGGGGCCGCGCAATCTGTCCGGACTGGACGAAGAAGCGGGCGGCTCGCCTTCATGCTCTGCCGATGGAAGGCCCGCACCCTCTGGGAGGGACGCAGCGGGCGCAGACGCCGTATCGTCGGCTGATACAGCCTTGTCGTAAATCGCCGACATGGTTTCTTCAATGGTGGTCTTATCGGTCTCGGGGTTTCCCGAGCCGTTGGACATATCAGACATATTCCCTCACTGGTTAAATTGCAGTATCGACCGGCTCGCGCGGGGGTGCTTTGAGCATTTCCCCGCCGACCTCTTTCCCGTGCTTTTTCGCGAATTCGGGGTTGCGGTAAATTGGCTTCCACTCGCTCGGGTCAACCTCTCGACAGCCGGAGCGCTTTAGGTCTTCGCGACGTGCCGCGCGACCATCGATCATCTTGCGCGTTACAGGCGAGATATAGGCGGGCGTGTCGCGCATGATGTACGGCCCGGACTGCGGGGCGCGCTGCAGCGTCGAAACGTCTACCCACTCTCCGCCGCGCCAAATATGCTTGCTAATCATTAACCCCTACCGGCTCCCTCGCTTCGTGCTGTTGCGCCTCGATTTGCGCCATTTTCACTTGATGCCCCGTCGCAAGCTCGGTCATTTTCATGCGATGCGTTTCGCGGGCGAATTCCATTTCCATCGCCAAGCGCTCGTTTTCAGCCGCCATGCGCTGCTGATCCATCTGGAACTTGGCCGCCGTTTCCTGCTGACGGCCTTGCATTTCGGACGCGGACACTTGCGCTTCCATCTGCGTGCGCTGCATTTCCGCTTGTGCCTTGATTTGCTCGGGATCAGGCGGGGGCGGTTGCGGCGGCTGCTGTTTTTGCTGTTCGATCTTGGCCGTTGTCTCCTGTTCCCAGGCGTCAAGCGCGTCTTCTACCTGCTTGCCCATCTTGAACGGGCGGACAAGGCCCATGAGAAGCTTAATCGCAACGTCGGGCGGCATCGCGCCCTGCTGGATCGCGGGGCCAATCGACTGGAAGAAAGTTCCAAGACCCTGCACAAGCTGCGCGGACTGCTGTTGCGCCTTTTGCACGTCGGCTTGAATGGTCGAATCCGTCTCAATATCGATGCGATACGAGCGCGTAATATCGGAGCGCAGCACTTGCTCGATTTCAGGCGTAACTTGCACGCCCGTCATCATGGAAAGCGTCTGCGCGCCGAACTTGGTCGCGATAATCTCGGCCTTCAAGCGCAGCAAGTCGCGGGCGTAGCGCTGTACGTCGCCCTGCTGCTTTTGCAGACGCAGGCTACCCCATTGCGCCTTTAGCTGTTGCGCGCCAAGCGTTTCGCTCGAATCCGTCTGCCCGCGCATAACGTCGGCAACGCCGGTAATTTCGAAAATAGTCGCCTTGATTTGGTCGCGCGCGAGATAGAGTTTGTCCAGGACGCCGGAAACGACCTCAATAGGCCAACTCCAAACAGCGTTGTTAAGCCCGCCCTGCATAAACTGCTGTACGTTTTCGGACGGCACATATTCGCCGTCATTGGCGTCGCCAATTTTCTCGAAAGCGTCCGACATATCGGATGCGTAGATGCCGCGCGCCTTCAAGACCGACGTAAGCGCGGTAATGCGGCGCGTAACAAGGTCAAGCTCTTCGGCTTGGTCCTTGTACATGCGGTACGGCTCAATGGGCTCCTGCGTGTCCGTAGTCTCGATTGCGAGCATCGGACGCGGGATGCAGAAAAAGTCCTCGAGCCCAAGCGGGTCGCTTTCGACTTTCAGCGTGCCGTTCTTGTACGAAGGCGCGATAAACAGAATCTCGCGCGCTTCTTTGTCCCAAATCTCCCAAACGGCCAAGCGCTTGAAGACGTCCGGCGCTTGATTGTCCTTGTCTTCTGCCTTGCCGTCTACGCGGCTATCGAGCGGGATCGTGGCGCCTATGCGGGGATTTAGCGCAACGACCTGTTCGCGCGTCAGATAGTGCCGAAACGCAATCCAGGGCGTCTTAGACCACACACGCGCCGGGCCTATGCGGAAATCCTGCCATTCGACCGGCTCGCACGTCACGGCCTCGTAAACGACCTCTGAGCCGTCATCCGAAAGCTTGGGCTCGTACCGCACGCGAGATACGGCGCGGCCCGGCAACAGACGATCCTTAACGGCAGCGTCCATAACCGCGTTAAAATCGTAGGTGTCGATTGCGAACGATAGCGCGCGCTCTAGAACCTGCGAAACCTGCTTATCGAGCGGGTTGCCAGCCATGTAGCGCGGGCGCACGTCCGGCGTCGGCGTCGAATTGTACAGTGCCGGGGCAAGCGTCTCGACGTTCGTATGGAGGATGTTAAAGCGCCTCGTCTTGCGCTCTTTTTCGGCGTCGCGGTAGGTATCGACAACCTTTTTAGAGCGTTCGCGCCAGTCTTCCTCGAACTTGTCTTGGAGCGCGATTGCTTCGAGCCAGAGCTTGACCCGCCCGGCATCGCCCTCGCCAGCATCGGCTCGCGTGTCGAATACGGCGCCGGACGCGGTTTCTTCGGCTGCCATTTAGGCGAACACCCCGTTATCGAGATACCAATCGACCCGCTTGCGCGTGGTGCCGCCCTTGACACCCAAATTGTACAGTTCCATAGCGCGCGACCACGGGCAATCGATCATGTTTGCCCACATAACCTTGAACTGGCGCGAAACGCCGATAACGTCGGGCTTTTCCATGGTTAAATCGACTGCCCGCGCAGGATCGGCGCAAACCCGACGATGGTAGGGCCAGCGCCCGACGCAATAGCCGCAACGGTGTCGAACTTGTCGTTAGCCTCGATAAAAATCTGCCCCATCGGCGGCACGATGACGCTTTGGTTTAGCGTCGCCGTCTGCGCGCCAGAACCGGCCTCTACGGTCACATAAAGCGTTGTGCTTGTGTTGACAACGTGAATTGCATCGGCGCCGGAGCAATTGATAGGCGAGCTAACGCTGGTCGCGCCAACAGAAAGGTTGACGGCATGATTAGGCTTTTTGGCGATCACATTGCAAAGCATTTTCAGTCCTCAATCCGGTTCGCGCGCTCTTTGCGCTTGATTATCTCGGCTATCGTCAAGCCGCTTTTCATGCCGCCGTTCGGTTGGCTGATAAAGTCGTAAACGGGCTTCTTGTCGCCCGGCTTGTTGCGAACGTATGGCCGCGACATGCACGCATAGCGGCACTCGTCGGGCGCGTGGTCTTCGCCGTCCGTGTCAACGTCTTCGGGCCGGTCTGCGTCGTGTTGCAGCGCCGGTAGCGTTCTAATCAGGTGCGTACAGGTCGAGAATATCAGTATCCCCGGCCCCGTATCGTCTCCCTTTAGGCGCTGGCGAAGCTGATCCCAGCCGCCCATTGCACCGGCCTGCGGTACGCGCTTGTTGTCGGCAGGGCGCCAATGTTTGCAGCCCGCCTTGTTCATGCGCTCGATAAGCGACGGCCCGCCGCTTTCCGCGTACATGGCCGGGTCCGCAACGCCATATGCGATAGTGTCGCCCGCCTCTCGCGCAACGATGCCCTGCGCAACCTCTTCGGCGGTCATCTTCAAGCCGACGTTTGGCTCACCCTCTTGCATGCCGTACCATTCGCGGTAGCGCACAAGGCACCCACGCGGGATGTCCGGCAGTTCGCCGTCGCTGATCGCCCACCAGCCGACGCTAAACGGCTTGGCGCTGCCCCAATCGAGCGAGCGAAAGCGCGTCCAGTGCTTCGGCAGTTCGCGCGGCGCGATAACGTGCCGCTGTAGAGAAAACTCCGGGAAATACGCCCCGGCAATGACGGACCAGTCGCCTTCGAGCCATGCCCGGACAAGCGTTTCCGATCCCGACAAAAATAGGTTTGCGACGTATTCGCCGCCCAAATATTTATTATCTTGAAGCTTAGACGGAATAAATATTCGGTCCCGCGTCACGCGCTCTTGCGTAAACGGGTTGGTAAATTCCGAAACCAAAATCTTGTAGCCAAGCGGTGCCGGGTCGATATAGCGCGCCCGTACCCATTGATGCCCAGGGCCGCCGGGGTTGCCGGTTGCACGAAAGCCAACAGGAACGCCCGCACCACTGCGCAGCGTTGCCATCATCTTCATTACGGGCGCGGCATTGGGAAAGTTGCCCAATTCTTCGATGTAAACGCGCGTGTAACTGTGGCCCTGGTAGTTCTCAGCGTCGGCGTCGCGTTCAAGATAGGCAAAGCTCAGGCGCGCTCCATTGGGCATAACGCAGCCCATCGGAACCTCTGTGAACTTGGCCCCAATCTGCTTATAAAGCGCCCTCGCACGCTCGAACGTCTCGCGTAGCTGCAAGCGCGTCCGTCGCACCATTAGCCCGATAGCGTGTTCGCCGTACAAGTCCGAATGGCTGATCCAGTCGCCTAGCATGGCGTCTGTCTTGCCGCCGCCGCGTGCTCCGCCGAAGAACACCTCGAACACGGGACATTGCACTAGGTCAAGCTGTGGCCCCGGCTGCGGCTCCCAAACCGTTACTGTATCGCCGCCCCGTCCGGCAGACGTTCGCGCGTTGCTAGCCATGTCTCCGCGTCCTTGGCAGGCTCGGGGATGCGCGCGACGTAGCGGCGCTCCTCCACAACCGCGTCGATTTCCTGACGGGGTTTGCCGTCAAGTCGGTCTCCAATTTCCTTAGCCGCTTGAATATCGCCAGCAATTGCAAGGTCTGCAATCTTTTCGGCGATGCGCAAAAGTTTTGTCTTTTTTGTCTTAATGTCGATTTCTTCGACCGCAACCCGCAGTGCGTCACGCCACAATTTCGCGCTATGCGAAGGCTTGCCGCCGGGGTTACCCGACACACCCTTCTCGAAAGGCATTCTCGTCAGTCCTTAAGTTCCTGTAAAACAATAATTGTCAGCATTTCCGACCGCCGCTCTTTTTCTTAGCCATGAAACACCACCAAATTAGAGAGACCAAACGCTGGTTTAATGCACACACATTCGCAATTGCAGTCGCCTTGAAGCTCATACGCAGCAACCGTAGAAACAAAGCTATAGTTTAACTCCGGCAATTCGCAGACGATTAATTCGCGTTTAGCGTCATAATAGACGGCTTTTTCGAGCAATTCCGGCGTCGAGTAAACTACAGCTTCTTTTTTTTCGCGGGCGGCCTCGTTTAGCCATGTCGGCTCACAAAATAAAATTTATTTTCCGCCAACTTGGTGAGATTGGTAAAAAGCTTTTGCGTAAGTGTCTACGTCAAGCTGCCATTTCTCTTTAGCGGTTCGGTAATCCGCCTCAATCTGGCGCCACCGATCCTGCAATTCTTCCGGCAGCGTTATTTGCGGGCGATTATCGTAAACAAACATGACGCACCAAAGAAAAGCCCCGCACTATTTCGGCGATAACCGAACACGCGCACCATACGGCGACTGTTCGCGCGGGGCAAGTTTGGGAGGAGACACCACGAATGACGCAACAAACGAGCGTAAACTAAACATAGCAGGCAACCCGTGTTCGGAGCCAATATCTTGTTGCCCAGTCATTGCCTAGATATTAGGCTGCCCGTTTCCCGCGCGAAATCCAGATAAACGCGCCCAAAGTAAGCAACGCCTCCCGATGCCGCTTTGCCGCAGTCTCGCGGGAGCATTTCAGGTGCCCGCAAATGCTTTTCCAGCCAACCCGAGCACCGCGTGCCCAAACGAGATAGCGCGCTTCTTCGGGGGATTCGAACGGCGCTTCGTACAGCCAAACCAATAGCGCGTCCAGGCGGTCAATCTGTTCGGCGCTAGGCGTGAAACGCGGGGCGCTGGCTTCCGTGTAGCCGTATGCCTCTGCCTGCTCCCGGACAATGTCCGGCATGCCGCTACGGTGCTGCATTGGGCGAATTTGGCCCATATTGAGGTTGCGCATGGTCCGCACGGCTTCGCGGATCAGGAGTTCTAGCGTTTCGCGATAGTCGCTCATCGGCTTACTTTCCTCTTCTTGCGTTTTTCCGTCGCGTAAATCACCCACTCATTACCTTCGCGCTTCATAGCGTCTGGCGCTGGTTTGGGCCATTGCAAT